CGACGGGCCGTTTTCCAAGAACATGCGGACGTTTGAATTCCAGCCGGGGGAGAGCGGCGCCGCATCGTGGCTGAAACTGCAAGGCAAGTATGGCGTCGGCAACGAGATCATGGGCGCAGTGGATCAGCACGTCGGCAACATGGCGCGCACGATTGCACTGCATGAGATTTACGGACCGAACCCGGATGCGACCTTCACCGCGCTGATGCGTAAGGTCAACGAGGGAGAGGGATCAACTCTGGTCAGGGGAACCCGCTGGCTCGACAGTCCGCGCGCGCTCCAGCTCACCTATGACAATCTCGCCGGCCGCGGTCATCCGGTCGCCAATGAATTCTGGGGAAGGTTTTGGGCCGGCGCCCGCGATGTGGTCGGCGTTGCTTCCCTGCGCAACCTGCCCATCACCATCATCCCGGGCGACACCGCGATGTCGCTGCTGTCGGCCAACTTCAATGGCATGTCCGGGTTCAACATCCTGTCGCATGTGTTCGACGGCAACCTGACCCGGGAAGTGGCGCAACATCTTCATGTTTCGGCCAACGCCTATGGCGACTTCATCAACGACAACGTGCGCCGCTACGAGGATCAGCTCAACGTCTCCGGCATGGTGCGCAAGGTGTCGCGCCAAATCGTCAAGGCAACCGGGGCAGATTGGTGGACCACCAACGGGCGGCTCGGGGCGCAAATCTCCTATCTGAACATGCTGCAGGGCGAGGCCGGGAAGTCCTTCGCCAATTTGAGCCCGGACCTTCGAAACAACTTCCTCGCCCGTTACGGCTTCACCGCCGACGAATGGGAGCGGATGCGCAAGGTCGATCCATGGGTGGCCCGCAACGGCGCGAAATACATGGACGTGACCCAGATGGACCGGGGGCTCTCCGAGCGGCTGATGGCGGCGATCAAGGAGCAGTCTGCGTTCGCGTTTCATCAGCCGGACGCCCGGACGCAGGCGATCATGCGCGGAGGAGCGCAGGCCGGCTCGATCGGCGGCGAACTGCAACTGATGCTCGGCCAGTACAAGCAATTCACCATGGAACGCATGACAACGCACCTGATGCGGATATTCACCGATGGGCCGGTCGAGAACCGGGTAGCCCGCGGGCTCGCCTTCACGGCATTGAGCATGGCGGCCGGAGCGGTATCACTGCAGGCGGCGGCCGTGGTCGGTGGCAAGGATCCGCTGGACATGAAAAGCCCGAAGTTCTGGACCGAAGCCTTCGCCCGCGGTGGCGCCGGCGGCATCTACGGCGACATCCTGGGGGCGGCGATCCACGGCCGCGATCCCAGCAGCATGGTGGCGCAGATGGCCGGCCCAATACCGGGCATGGGCGCCGACATCTTTTCCGCCGCCACCTCGCCGCTCAGGCAGGCCTTGGACGAGTCAGGCAAGCCCGTCAAGAGCACCTTCGGCAAGGAGGCGCTTCGGGGCGTCCAGCGGCACAGCCCAACCACATGGTACACAAAGCTTGCCGTGGACCGCCTATTCTGGGACATGCTCCAGACCCTCGCCGACCCCAACTATCGGCAATCGTTCCGCCGACAGGAGCAGAACGCCAGGAAGCAAAATCAGGGGTTCTGGTGGGGCCCCGGGTCATCCACTCCAAATCGGGCGCCAAGCCCTGGAACGGCCTTCGGGGGCCAATAGGTACGTTGCCACTGCGGGGCAGGTTGCCATCCTGCCGGGCATGGGACCACTTCGGCGTTGCATCCTCTCCCTAGCCTTGGTGGCCGGGCTAGTCCCGGCCGCCTCCTTTGCGCAGGTTCCACCGCCGGTGCCCGCGCTGCCCGACACCGAACGGCGCACCACCTATTCGATCTCGGGAACTACCTGCGCCTGCAACGTGAATTTCGCGCTGTTCGGAGATTCCACCGATTTCCAGAATTGGCTTGAAGTCTACCTCAATGGTGTACTGGTCAGCTTCAACGACCTGACATTCGGCTGGACCATCACGGTGCCGACCGGTTCGCTGTCGACGCGAGCCCGGCCGATCTCAGACGCTATCCTGACCTTCAATTCGGTGCAGACCGGCACGGTGCAGATCGTCGGCGCCCGGCGGCCGCGACGCGCCGTGCAGCTAACCGAAGGCGGTGTCACCGCCCGCGCGCTCAATCAGGTTTTCACCGACATCATCGCGCAGAATCGCGAGACTTGGGACCGGACCAACGACATCACCGGACGGTCCCTCAAGGGATTGCCCGGCGAATCGGTATCGCCATTCCCGAGTGCGGCCCTTCGCGCTGGCGGCTTCATGTGCTGGGACGGCACCGGACTTATTCCTCTGGCTTGTGCTCCGTTAAGCGGGACCGGCAATGTGAGTGGCCCGAACAGCGCAACGGACGGGCACTTTGCCGTATTCAATGGCGCGACTGGCGCAATCCTGAAGGATGGCGGTGCTCCGCCCGTGCTGGCCCCGTCAGCCACTATCGACACCACGAACGCCGCCAACATTACATCCGGAAATCTATCGATTAACCGGCTGAATTCAGGCACGGGCGCGTCATCTGGCACCTTCTGGCGCGGCGATGGAGCATGGGCTAATCCCGCCGCGACAGGATTAGCCAATGTCGTCATCACACCATTTACGGCCAGCGGCACCTATACGCCAAACGCAAATTTGGTCGTCGCCGATGTCGAGTGCGTCGGCAGTGGTGGTGGCGGTGGCGGCACGCCGGCAACCAGCTCCGGTCAAGTGGCTGCAGGCGGCGGCGGAGCCGCCGGCGGGTACACCAGGGGTCTTTTTTCGGCCGCAACGCTCGGGTCGCCACAGACGGTCACCGTAGGCGCGGCCGGGACCTCATCGGGCGGCGTAGCGGGAGGGGCCGGCGGTGCGGTGACGTTCGGAGCCCTGCTAACGGCGAATGGCGGTGCTGGCGGCCCCCTTGGCGTAGCGCAAGCCACCTCCACCATTACGGGCGGCGCGTCCGGCGGCAGTGCATCGGGAGGATATCTTAACGTCTCGGGACAAACGGGTTATGACGGGTGGGGGATCAGCGCTACGGCGGTCATAGCCCAAGGCGGCCCAGGCGGGCAAAGCGTGTTCGGGGCCGCCGGTACGCCGGCCATGACGACTTCCAGCTCCATCAACGGCGTCGGCGCTACTGGCTTCGGTAGCGGCGGCGGCGGCGCGGCTGCGGGCGCATCGGCGGGTCAGAACGCCGGGGGCGCCGGCTCAAAAGGACTGTGCATCGTTCATGAATTCCTGCACGGCTAGGCAATCGGTACGTTGCCGTCAGTACCAGCATGATCACTCTGCCGGAAACGGGAGATCAGGCCATGATCAAACTAACTTCACCCAATGGCAAGCCGGTCGAGATCGATCCCAAGGCCATTGCCGACATGCATCCCAACGACGGGGATTATGACGCAAGGGCGAAAACCATTTTGCGTATCCTTGACCAACATCACGCGGTGATCGAGACCATGGAAGAAATAGATCTACTGATTATGGAGCGACGATGGCCTCGATCGAACAGCTGATTTCCCTCGCGCCATGGGGCGTCGTGCTGATCGTCTTTATCGGCATGCTGGCATTGCAATGGAAACTCGCGGGCGGTCAGCATGATCTCGCTACGTTACTGGCCCAGGCGCTTGCGAAGCAGCAGCCAGTTTCTGCGCCGCCTACCGTACCGAGCGCCGTTTCAAAACCAGTCCCTGCGCCAACTGGCCAGCCGGTCCCGAAGCCCGCCCCGGTCCCTGTTGGGCCGCCGGTCTCAATCCATGACTCTCCGCAGATTGCAGCTCTTAAGACCGCCAATGCCCAGCGATGGGCTGCGATGCATGTCAAGGCCGACCTGATCTCGGCGTTCGACAGGACGGCGGTCAAGCTGTGCGCGCCAGCCGCCAAAGTCAGATATGAGAAAATCAGTGCGACCACGGGAGTCCCTTGGGGCGTCGTGGCCGTCATTCATGAGCGTGAGGCGGCAGGCAATTTCAATGCACAGCTAGGCCAGGGCGATCCGCTTGGCGCGGTGTCGGTCCATGTCCCGACAGGCCGCGGCCCCTTTCTGAATCATCCGAACGACCCTCCCGGCGAGGACGCGTTCTACCGTGGCGCATTGGACGCGCTGACAGATTGCGGGCCGTTCGCTGCCAAGTGGAAGGATTGGTCGATCGGCGGCCTGCTTACATTGCTGGAGGAGTACAACGGCCTCGGCTATGCGAACAGAGGCGTGCCATCCGCCTATGTCTGGTCCGGCTCGGATCAATACGAGCACGGCAAGTTCGTCGCCGATCACGTCTATAGCGAAACCGCCGTAGACGTTCAGCAAGGCTGTGCGCCGTTGCTGTCACGCATGGCGGCGATAGACAACACAGTTTTTTTGCAACCACAAACCTGAAGGAGAATACCATGACCACCATTGGCGAAGTTGCCGGCACTACCGAAAAAGTCATTGAAGGCGTGATGAAGGTCGAGCCGACCATCGTTGGCGTCAGCAGCATGTTTGTACCGGGGATGGCTCCGGTCGCTGCTCTGGTACAGCCGTGGGTTATGACAGTCGTGCCTTATATCGAGAAGGCTCTGAACGATATCGCCAGCGGCAACAATACCGATCTGTTCGCGGCCTTCATCGAACTACTCCAGCACGTCAGCAAAGGCGGCCCGAATTCGCCGATCCTGTCGGGGCCAATCGCTCCCGTTCCTGACATGCCGCCAGCGCCGTCCGGCTCGTAAATGGCCGACCATGAAATTGATAATCGCAGCGATGTTCCTCCTTATTACTTATCCGGTCATCGCAGCGGCTACATTTCATTGGCCATGGGAGAGCCGGCATCGTGTTCATTATCGCCAGCACAAAGGACATCGAGTGGCACCGCCATTTATCGTTCCACCGGACTCTCTGCCGGACTGTCGGCAGATCAATGAAGCGGTGAAGGCATTAGATCCAGATCATCTTGAAAGAGCGCTGCGCCATTCGAACCGGTTTCAGCGCGATGAGATCACGAAATGCCAAACGCAACGCTAGAAGTGAGCCAGAATGGCAAGCGCTGGGTGAAAACCAGTTTGGTGGCGCTCGGTTCTATTTCAGCCATCGTGAGTCTTTTTATATTTTTGGGTGGCTTCATTGTCGGATATATCACCTTCAAGGCTGATATGGGTTCGGTAACGCAGCAATTGCACGATCTCCGCGCCGACAACAAAGCTCTGCTGGATCGCCAAAACATAATGGCGCAAACGCTGGTCGATGACAGACAAGCTATCACCAATCGGCTGACGAGCCTGGAGGCAGAGGCAAAGTACATCTCTCAAGGTGTAGCCGAGTTGAAGCTCGCCAACGTGCCGAAGCGCTGACATGCCACGCAAACGATACAGATGCGAACGTGTCCGCCAGATCGGTGACGAAATGATAGAAGCGTTCTTCAAATGCGAGGATGGCGAGCAGGAACAGTTGCTGATCATCAACATCATCGCCAAGCCGGACAGGTATGAGGTGGGAAAATATTACTGGTGGTCGGACGAACCGGCCGGCTACTGAAGAAGGAGACTGACCATGATTGGAATTGCTATACAGCTTTTGCAATTGCTCATTGGCGTCATCGTCATATGTGGCGTCATTTGGTTCGTGTTCTACGTCCTACGTTCGGTCATGGGCATCGCAATCCCTGCGCGATTGGAGCAAATGGTGTGGCTGATCGTCCTGATCCTCGTCCTGATTGCTCTGCTGTCCATGGTCGCCGGGGGGTCGATCAGCTCCGGGTTTCACTTCGGGAGGTAGCCGATCGGAGCAGGCGTGTTCAAACCCTAACGACGCTTGCTACCTTCCGCCTGACACGCTGAAGCGGCCAAAGGACATCTGCAAAGGTTGCTGAAGGGAAAGCCTATGACCCGCAAGAAAACCGCGCCAGTGGTGGAGCAGAACTGGTTCCCGCAAGACTGGAAAGCATGGGTGATCTTGACTGTGGTGGTGATCGTGATCGCTATCATGGTTGGGCTGATCTACAATCCGTGACGCGATTTGTCCTGATCGCAATGCTGCTGATCTCGCCCGCGATGGCTGCCGATAAGCTGCCGGACGGTTATACCTGCGAGGCCGTCCGGGAAAAGGTCGCGGAGCATGGCTGGTTCATCGCGTATGCGTGGGCCAAGCTGCATGGGTATTCGAAGGCGGAGATTTCAGCCGCTAAAAAATGTCTACGGTGAATTAAGGTGTCAGCCAATTGGCTGTCAGATGGCGGTCACTGCTCATGATAGGGCCGCGCCCTTGGCAGAGCGCGGTCTGGTTGTCAGGCGGGTTCTTTCACCGTCAGCTTAGAGATCACTTCATCCCAGCTATCGCCCTGCGCTCGAACCATAAAGAACATACCATTCGACGTGCCGACCGTGAAACGATAGTGGCATGTGATCCCGAAAAGTTCATCGCAACACTTCTTGGCCTCCGCATGAGCGGCCTTCAATTGCTGATACTCTACATCGGCCTTAAGGACTTCTATCCTGCGTGCTTCCATGCGCTCGCTCAAAGCTTTCCGCTTCGCGGTTGCATCTGGCATCTTGGCTCTCGCCTCATTCCGCCTGTCTTGATCCGGAGCCTTCGGGTCAACTCGATAGCCGAGTGACTTGCCGAGAATCTTGCCGAGCTCCTTAATCGCTACTGCGCGTTCCATATTCACCTCCAGGCGTTTCATACTGGCCATTATGCTTGACCAATAATTTAAAGTCAATAGGCTTGATGCCCTGATGCTTTACAAATCAGTAACGAATGTGCATCATGCTTAAATCGCATCGCTCATTCAAGAGGAAAACCGATGGCGCCCGAAGATCACTATCGCCAGTTTGTATTGGAAGCCACAATGGAGATCGCAAATGGCCCCCACCACCGTCATCACCGAAACCATCGCCCGCAAGGTTTTGTCCTTAGTGGATCGTGGCCTTGTTCGAGGAGTCGGAAATCACAAGCCCGGCCACGCGATCATCTTGACGACAAGGAATTTGCAAAGCGCGTTGTCAAACTTGCCATTCGTACCTGCGTTCCGCAAGCATTGCGCGCGGCTGCTTCAATCCACAAAGACCCAAAGCATGTCCAAGCGATGCGAGACGCTGCGAACAAGTGTGAGCGCGAGCCTACTGAAAAGAACTCGCGCTTCGCGCAAGGCGCCGCCACCGCCGCCTACGCCGCCGCCTACGCCGCCGCCGCCGCCACCGCCGCCTCCGCCGCCTACGCCGCCGCCGCCGCCACCGGCGCCGACGCCAAAAAAACCGCTCGCGATAAATCGCTCGCAGACTTTGCGGAAGGCGTCGTTCAAATCCTGATCGAAATGAAAGCGCCGGGCTGTCAGTGGCTCGCGCTTACGGAGATTGCAGCATGACTACCGACAAGAACCGATATGCCATTGAGAGCGGCATTCCGATCGCTCCCCGTAAATTGTACAAAAAAATCTATCCCTTCTCCACGATGGAGATTGGTGACTCATTTTCTCTCGCTGAGAACAGCTTTGGAGAAATTGGACGCGTTCGCGCCGCTGCCTATTATTTTGAAACTCGGCATCAGCCGATGAAATTTGCGGTTCGCATCAGCGATCCAAGTACGCGCGCATATCGCTGCTGGAGGATCGCATGACCACCGATGAACAATTCGCCAGTCTCTGGTTCGCCGAAATAACAAGGTCGCAGAAATCAACGCCGAATATACGGAGATCGCCCATGGCCCAACCCCGCGCTTATCCATCCCAAGATCGGATCATCCCAGCCGCGCTCGACGGCGAAGTCATTTGCAACATCGGCCAGATCGCGCCTGAGACCGAGCTCAAGCTGAACAAGCTGGTGCGCATCGGTGGACTCGCGAAGTGGCGCGGCTATTGGTTTCCCACCGCCGGCGCGCCATGGGGCATTGGGCCGCTCAAGACATGCTGGGGCCTCCCGGCAATCCGCAATTTCTACGAGCGGAGATCAGCATGACCACCGATGAAGAACGCGCCGGACTGTGGTTCACATCCATCACCAAACCCCAGCTCGCCCGCTACAACGCCCGCCTAGCCGCCGCCGCGCCGTACCGCAACTCCCCGCGGTGGGATCGCGAGCGCGAGCGCGCCAACAAAGCCTTTGAATACGAAACCGCAGACGCGCGGCGCCTGTACGAAATGGCGATGAACGATTTGGCGGTGCTCGGAGAGATTAGTGAAGCCACCGCATGGGCGTTCGATGATGCGAGTTTACGGCAAACCACGGGAGTTGCGGCATGAACACGGGGAGTATCGGCATGAACACGAAGCCAATCGAGCCGCAGGACGAGCCTAACGCGCTTGTCCCCGTTACGCCGATGGACATGTTGAACCGGGCGGTTTCATCTGGCGCCGATCTCGACATGATCGAGAAGTTGATGAACCTGCAGGAGCGCTGGGAGGCGAGCAACGCGCGCAAGCAATTCGACGCGGCGGTCGCCGAAGCAAAGGCCGAGATCAAGCCCGTTGTTCGTAACGCGACCGGCCACAATTCCAAGAAATACGCCGACTTTGCGGCCATTGCCAGTGCCGTCGATCCGATCATTTCCAAGCACGGCCTCTCCTATCGCTTCCGCACCAGTCAGACCGACAAAATAGCGGTGACCTGCATCCTCTCGCATAAATCCGGCCATTATGAGGAGACCACGCTCTGCGGGCCGGCCGATACCAGCGGCAATAAGAACGCGATCCAGTCGATCGGATCGACGTTGACCTACCTTCAAAGATATTCGCTAGTGCAGGCCCTTGGCCTCGCCGCGTCGAATGACGATGACGGAAAGCTGGCAGGTAATGGAGAGGCGATCACTCTCGAACAGGTCGAGGAACTTATCGCACTGGCTGATGAAGTCGGCGCCGACAAGGAAGCCTTCTGCCGCTATTTTCAAGTTGATGGTTTTGCGAACATTTCTGCCAAGGAATTTCCGCGAGCTGTCGCTGCGCTCAATAAAAAGAGGGCCAAGAAATGACCGACAGATCACGACGATGGAAGCACTTAACCTAATTCAGGGAAGTCCGGAATGGATTACGGCGCGCGTCGGCAGTTTGGGAGCATCACGCCTTCAAGAAGCCATTGCTCGTATCAAGAGCGGCTACGGAGCTTCGCGCGCAAACCTCATGGCCGAATTGATTTGCGAGCGATTGACAGGACAGCCAACGCCTTCATTCAGTAGCGCAGCAATGCAGCATGGCACCGAAACCGAACCGGAAGCCCGCGCCGCATATTGTTTTTATACTGGCCACACGGTTGAAGAAGTAGGTCTAATCCGCCATCCGAAGATTGAGCAGAGTCACGCCAGCCCGGACGGATTGATCGGCAATGATGGGATGCTGGAAATTAAATGTCCCCAGCCTGCCGCGCACCTAGAGACACTGACCAGCCAGGAAATACCAACGAAGTACATGACGCAAATGATGTGGCAAATGGCATGTTCCGGCCGGCAATGGGTCGATTACGTTTCCTATTCGCAATCGTTCCCAGAAAACATGCGGCTGTTCATCAAACGCATAGCGCGCGACGAGCAGCGCATCAACGAATTGGAAACTGAGGTCGCGGCATTTCTTCTCGAAATGGCTGTCAAACTTTCGCAGCTCAACAGTCTTTACGGCGACAAGGAAGCGGCATGAGCAGAGCTTTAATCACCGTAAATGGCTCGGCGGATCGCGAGCGAGCGGCGAATCTTCTAGCGAAGGTTCCCGCTGGCACGCGGATTGAATTCAAAGACGCAAAACGGACCTTGGATCAAAACTCCCGCATGTGGGCCATGTTAACCGATATCGCTTCGCAATTGCCATGGCATGGTCAGAAACTCAAGACGTCAGATTGGAAATTGATCTTTCTCGACGCGCTCAAGCGTGAGCTTCGGATTGTTCCCAATATCGACGGAACAGGTTTCGTCAATCTAGGCAGATCGTCCTCCGATCTTTCCAAATCAGAAATGTCCGACCTGATGGAGTTAATGAGTGCATTCGGTGCTAAGCATGGCGTGATGTTTCATGATGCGTTCTCGGAGTCCGCAGCATGAGGCGCGCGTTTTCCAAGGCTGTCAAACGCGCTGCTTTCGAAAGAGCTAATAGCAAGTGCGAAATACCGTGGTGCTGCGCGAACCTGACGGTCGGCAAGTTTCACTATGACCACATAATCCCCGATGGCCTCGGAGGCGAACCGACACTGGATAACTGCGCCGTGATTTGCGTGGCCTGCCATAAAAGCAAAACGACCAAACGCGATGTCCCAGCCATCGCCAAGACGAAACGTATTCAGGACCGGCATCACGGAATCCGCAAGCCTCGCACCATCACGCGCTGGAGAAATTTCAAAGGCGAGATCGTCACAGCCTCGCGGGAGCGATCATGAATTGGGCGCCAAACATATCTCAGTTTGAAATGGCTGTTAGCGCTGTGCTTCTCAACATCGGATCGATTGCCGGAATTTGGGGCGTCATTTGGTATCTATGGGATCACAGAGCCAACGCGCCGGGCTATCTGTTGGCGATCGGGCTGACTGGCTTGATCGTTGGGAGCGCGATGTCATGAACCAATCATCCCCCGTGATGTTGATGACCCGCATATTTGCGGTGCCTTCTGCGATGCGCGCCGGAAGGCGATACGCCGGTTGCGAAGATGCAATTCCGATCCACGAGTTGACCGGCGAGGATTATTGCCCCGAATTTTGGCTTGAGTGTCCGGAGTGCTGCGGCGAGGGCTCAATCGAAAAATGGGAGAGCGTCAGCAAATGGTCAATTGATCCACCATGCGCGATCGTTCTCCTCTGCCCAGCCTGCAATGGTGCTGGCGGCATGATTTGTGAAACGGAGGGCAACCAAAGATGACTGATGCAGAAATGATTGATTGGCTTGAAAAGCAAGCGCGCCAAAGTCCTACGGGGATATCCTTTGATTGGATTCCTAGCGTAGAAGGCGAGCGGTCAGGTTTTCGGTTTATGCGCCGTCATTTTATCGGAGAGCAGAAAATGACATTGCGTGCAGCAATCGAAGCTGTGACTGAGTCACATGCGGTGTCTCATACTGACCGAGGGTCCGATGCACCTAATAATTAAAAAGTCATGGCTCAGAAACAGGTGGAGCGTCTACGAGATTCTTGAAGGCGACTGGATTTGGCTCGCCACTTTCCGCAATGCCGGTGATGCTCACGCTTGGGCCAGCGCTGTTTCGCGCCTTGATTGTGGGTAGGGTCGTGGGTAGCCAGAAATGATGAAGGAAAAAACCGAAATGACCAATCGCCAGATTTCGCGATCTCAAGGCACTCGCCAAGCGATACGAGGCCGCCAACGCCTATGGCTATCAAAACGATCCTTGATCGGTATAGTCCGGTCAATGCAGATAACAAGATCAACCAGGAGAGCGATAATGGCTAAACTTCCGGCAACTATCTACGTGAAATCTGAGAAAGACGGCTCTAGCGAGTATTTGGTCGCTGATGGCGAAGCCGCCTCTTTGGTCGAAATGGGCCAGAAGTTGAAGATCGGAGTCTACAAGTTAGTCGAGGTAAAGACCGCCGAAGGTGTGGCCAGCTTCAGCAAGGGCGTCATCAGTAGCAGCTAAATGCAGAACACAGGGAATAGGACCATGCATTACACAAGACGCGAGCAAGAGCTACAAGCTCTGAGCGAATGTCCGAGACAAGCCCGATGCTTTATGGAGGGGCGTGGCCTTCCTATTTGTCGCAGAAGCTGCACCGTCATGGGATCATATCGTGACCCTCGATTATGGCGCTGCATTCAAAAGCTTGCTGCCGCAGGTAATCCCGCCTCTTGTGAAATTGTAGAGCTTATGCGGGGCCATCAGTAGGCTCTGGCGATACTGGACTAACATTGATTGAGCGAAGCTCATCAATTCCGAAGCGGGGATTCCCGTTTCGGCCGCCAGAGCCTCGATAAAGGACCGCCCATGACTCTTGATCTTATCCAACTTCGAACGCTCAACGGTAACCGCGCCGGCATTGCCGATGTAGCGTGTCCGAATTGTGGGCCGGATTGTAAGAGCGGCGCCAATCGCCAACGCAGGGTGCTTCGGATATGGGATAACGACGATTTCGTTACCTATAAATGCGCGCGCTGCGAGATCGCAGGATGGGCGCGGGATAATTCAGCGGTAGCATCACGTCCGGCGCGAACGCAGCAAGAGAAGTCACCCGAGAGAGACGGGGTAGAGCTTGCCAAATATCTCTGGTCAGTCTCGTCCCCGCTTGCGGGTAGCCTTGCAGAAACCTATCTCCGATCAAGGCAGTGCTGGATACCGTCCGAGAATCTGAGATTTCTGCCGCCGCGCGGCGAGCATCGATCGGCCATGATAGCTAGATTTGGTGCCGCTGAAGTGACGGGGGTTCATCTTACGAAGCTGAACGCGGACGGGACCGGCAAAGCCGGCACTCATAATGACAAGATCATCATCGGTCCCTCAATGGGGCAACCGATCATCTTGAGCGACAATCAGGAGCGCGAGGAGTTGACCGTCGCGGAAGGGATCGAAGACGCCGCCACACTGGCGATCGTGACAGGATGGTCCTCATGGGCGGCTGGAACTGCTGGACGCATCCCCGCCGTGCTGGCGGATTCAATGCAATTTGGGAAGGTATTTTGCGCGGTCGATCTTGATTTTGGAAAAAAGGAACGTGCTGGGCCGAGAGCATTGAATAAATCGCGGGCGATTAGAAGCGACCTGATACCGTTGAAGATAGAAAAGGCCTTGGGTTTCAAGGAAAAACTGGACGCGAACAAGGCGTTAATCCGTTTCGGTGCCGGACCTCTTCTAGCCGCGATCGAATGGTGCGAGAACCAGGAGCGCTTTGCCAAAGGAGAGATTGGCTTTCACGCCATGCAGAACGCAATGAGCAGAGTTAACGCGACATTTAGAGATTTGACCGATCCGCTTGATCGGTCATGAGCAGCATAGATGACCGAGGATAGAATATAATGCCGCGCATGGGAATTATGCACGTGATTCTGATCGGCATACAAAGGCCATCTCTACCGCAAGAGCGGGAAAGGCTGGCGCGCCCGATGAAATTGAAATCACGCCCCAGATGGTGGAGGCGGGGAAGGCTCGATTACGTTTTACACGGGTGAGAAGATGCCAGTCTTTCTCATCACGGTATTCGGAAAAGGAGAGAAGGTTACGTTGACGGGAAAAGAAGCAGCGGGGCTCAAAGCCCTCACTAAGCTCATCGTAGATGAGTACAAAAAGAAAGTGTCCAGCTTGGCAGAGCGGAGAAAAGGGTTAGCAGGATGAGTAAGAAGGCATTCGACAAGATCGCAGCGGGCTTGACCGAAGCGCTGGAAATAGCGCGCGGGAATGCGAAGCCTACAAAGATTTATGTCCCGCCAGAAATCAATATCGAAGTTTGGCACAAGGATCGTAAGGTTACCGTCTACGAAAACACCGTCTTACGCATTTGGGGCAATCATATGGTACATGAGATGTCGGACGAACCTACGACAATGGAAAGTGTGCAGGCTGCGTTCGATTGGCTCTATGTCCGGTCATAAGCGATCACCGTAGACATTACGTACAGCGCGAGCCATACGACGCCGAGCAACACGATGACGCCGATTAGCAACCATAAAACGCGGGCCGATGGAAGCCAGTCAACACCTGTCCGGCCATCAGTAGTGATGAGATTTGGCGACTATCACGATATGTTACACTAGAGCCGCAGGCACTTCTCGAATGTGACGATAGCAATCCGCGCAACGTGATGCGATGTTTTCCGCGTCAAGCGATTTCTGGAAATGAAAGTTAGCCTTATGGAATCGGCACGTCACGCAGCTCAAACAACCGAGATTGCGAATTTGGCAAAAGTTAATGAGGCTGAGCAGAAGCTCGGTGCACTCGGCTTGTTCATCCCATACGATGACTATTCCGGCTGGGCGGCTCAGTTGGCGATGCCGGAAATTCTCGCGGCTT